CCCCCCCTTTCCACAGCCCCAAATCCGCGTTCTCTGACCTTTTTACCCTGACCAATAGTTTGGCTACATGAACATCCGAAACCGCGTTAAAGAGTTGCGGAGAGTCCCGGCGGGCGACCTCCGGCCCAATCCGAAGAACTGGAGAACGCACCCGGAGTCGCAGCACAACGCACTGCGAAAGGCATTTGCAGAAATCGGCATGGCAAACGCCTGCGTAGCAAGGGAACTTCCAGACGGGAGCCTCATGCTGCTCGACGGGCACCTGCGAGCGGAGACGGCAAGCACTTCGCTCATCCCGGTAATCGTCCTCGACGTTACCGAGGAAGAGGGCGACAAGATTTTGGCGACGTTTGACCCCGTCGCAGGCATGGCAAAAACAAATTCCGAAGCGTTCGCCGAACTCAGCCGATCGTTTGACGACGTTGTTGACAGGCTGCGCGAACTTGCGAAGCCAGACGATCCATACGAGCCAGACCCATCGACCGACACCGACGCGACACCCGGAATACGCGTGGTTCAGTTGTTTTTCGACCAAGACAACGTCTTGGAGTTTCACGAACTTTCGAGCCGTCTTGCTGCAGAGTATGGCACCGATGGGGTGACGGACACCGTCCTTGAAGCAGTGACGCGGGAGGCCGCGAAATGAACATTCGAGACAGGGTGAAAGAGTTGCGGTTCGTCTCTTGTGAAGACGTTCTCCCAAATCCAAAGAACTGGAGAGAGCATCCGGAAGGACAGCGCAAGGCGATGGAGGGAATCCTTGAAGAAGTCGGGTGCGCTGCCGCAGCGCTTGCGAGGGAACTGCCGGACGGGCGGCTGATGCTAATCGACGGCCACCTACGGCTTGAACTAGCCAAAGGCGGCAAGTTGCCTGTGCTCGTTCTGGACGTTACCGAGAGCGAGGCGGACAAGTTACTGCTGACGCTCGATCCAATGAAACAAATGGCAGACATTGACTCCGTTGCGGCGCAGAGTTTGTTTGAGTCAATCGACACAGGCAACGAATCGCTGGCAAAATTGCTGGGCCGCACGGCAGAGGCGGCGGGGCTGTTCAGCAACGGCGGGGAGTTGCACGACGCGGAAGAACCGCCGCATGGCGAAGATGACGACGACGCCGACGAAGCCGTACTTGCGGGCGTGCGAATGGTTCAGTTGTTTCTGAGCGAGACAAACATCGCCGACTTTCACGAAGCGTGCGCAACGCTTGGCGAGCGACACGGAACAGACAACCTTACCGACACAGTTTTGGAGGCAATGCGAAGTGCGGTCAATTCGTTGTGACGTGCAAGTTGAAGCAGACCGGCTCTACGGCCAGCAATTGGACGAGTCGCACTACGATACGCTCGTTGGCGGCAGCGAGCCTTGCGACGTATACAAGCCCGACGGGACACCGCTGCTGAAATACCGCCCCGGCTGGTTCTCGGAAGAGTTGTGCAGGTCCGTCTTGCCGACGTGCCGCAAGGTCGCGCAGCCAACTACAAACAGAGGCATGGCGTCGGGGACTGTCAGGGAAGGCCAAGCGAATGCGCCTTCGTTCACAAAAAGTGGCAGGCGAACAAACACATCACACGCAAAACCAGTGGCGAGCGGCATCGCGGGCTACTTTGACAGGAACCCCCGATTTCCTTTTTGCAGGCAAACCGCATTCCTCATATCTGAAGCGGCGGCGTGGAAACGGTTCCTCCCATATATCGCAAGGGCCGACGAAGGCTTCCGCGAGTTCATGCCTGACCGGTGGGAGGTTCAACGCGAGCACGCCAGCCGCACTGCGTCGGATTGGGTTATCCCTCAAAGCACATTCACAACCGTCACCGTCAACAAGAACTTCCAGACCGCCACGCACAAGGACGCCGGTGACCTACACTCAGGATTCGGAGTGATGTCGTGCCTGCGGAACGACAAGTACGACGGGGCTTATTTGGTGTTCCCGGCCTACCGCGTTGCGGTGAACTTTGCGCACGGGTGCCTGTGCCTCGCGGACGTTCACGAGTGGCACAGCAACACCGGGTTCAAGAACATGCGGGCCGGTTACGAGCGCATCACGCTCGTCTTCTACTACCGCGAGAAGATGATTCACTGCAAGTCGGCCCGAGAGGAAGTTGAGTGGGCGAAGAACCGCAAACGAGGGGAGTCGATGACAGGATGAATCGCATAATCGGCGGGGAGTCTTGTTTCGTTTCCGTTATTTCGCACAAACGCTCCGCGTCCGTTTCGTCGATGCAAGAAAAATGCGGCGAAGCAACTTGGTTCGTCGGGCGAGGAGAGGGCCGCGAGTACGCCGCTGCGGGCGCAGCGTGCGTTGTAGAGTCTGGTGCTCTTTGTCGCAGCCGCAACGCCGCTCTTGATGCAGGATTCGCAGATTGTGAATATGTCGTTGAGTTGAGCGACGACCTCGGAAAGTTGCATTTCGCAGAAAGCAAGGACAGCAAGCGCGAATTAAAGTGCGACGAGGCGGTTGACTTCATGTTAAAAGAAATGAAGAAATCCGGCGCGCGACTAGCAGGCATGGCCCCAACAGCAAACTCATTTTATTTCAATCCGCTCAAGCCAATTCAAACAAACGGATTCATCGTTGGGGACATGATTGCTGTTCGTCGCACGCCGCTTAGGTTTGACGAAGCCATGAGTCTCAAGGAAGACTACGACTACACGCTGCAGCACATAAAGCAGTACGGCGTCGTTGTTCGGCTCAACGCTATCCTTGCGACTTTCGCGCACAGGACAAATCGTGGCGGCGCTTGCAGTTATCGCACTGCCGCCCTTGAGCAAAAGATGATTGACTACTTGAAGAGCAAGTGGCCTGGGATGGTCAGAGACAACCCTCGCAGGCCCAATGAGATTTTGATTCGATAGCAGGAGACTTCCTCAATGGGCAAACGCGGCCCCCCGCCCGAACCGTCGATTCTGAAATACATTCGCGGCAACCCGTCGAAGGATTCGCTGCCGTCGAGCGAGCCGACACCGGAGTTGGTGCCGCAGGACTTCCCGCCGCCCAAGACGCTCGACGGCAAGGCCGCAGAAGTCTGGAACGAGATGGTGCCGAAACTCGCGCGGATGCGGGTGCTGACCGAGGCCGACGTGCCGACGCTGACGCGGTACTGCATCGAGGCGGTGCTGTACCTTGCGTGCTATGAGAAGGTGAAGGTCGGCGGCGAGGAAGTTACGCACTGGGAGCCAGACCCGAACCGCACCGACGGTCGGCTGCGAATCAAGTACACGCAGGTTGCCCCGTGGGCAACGCAGATGCACCGCCATCACGCTGCGATGCTGCGGATTGAGCAAGAGTTCGGCATGACGCCAAGCAGTCGGTCACAGGTATCTACGACAAATGGAAACGCAGATACAGACCCGGTTGCCGCCTACGCTGCGAAGCGACGCCGCCCTAGCGGGGCTTGATTACTACTTCGACCCCGACGCGGCGAAGCACGCTATCGGATTCTTTGAAGAGTGGCTGCGGCACTCCAAAGGAAAACACGCGGGCCAGCCGTTCACGCTGCTTGAGTGGCAAGCGGTGATGATCGGTGAGTTGTTCGGCTGGAAGCGGCTGTCCGACGACACGCGGCGGTTCCGCGTGGCGTACATCTCGACGGCAAAGAAGCAGGGCAAGTCCACGCTGCTGGCGGGCATCGGCCTCTATTTGCTGGTCATGGACGGCGAAAACGGCTGCGAAGTGTACGGGGCGGCTGCTGACCGTGAGCAGGCATCGGTGGTTTACCGCGAGGCGGCAAGCATGGTGCGGGCCTCGCCGCAGTTGTCCCGCGTGCTGGAGGTTGTTGATTCCCGCCGCACGATTGCATACCGCAAAGAAGCGTCGTTCTATCGCGTGCTGTCTGCTGACGCTTTTCGAGCCGAAGGACTCAATATTCACGGGCTTTTGTTCGACGAACTGCACGCTCAAAAAGACAGAAAATTATGGGACGCATTAAGGTACGGCGGTGCGGCCCGAGAACAACCGCTCCTCGTTTCGATAACGACTGCGGGCTACGACCGCAAGGGTATCTGCTACGAGCAATACCAGTACGCGAAGGCGGTTGCGGCGAACTGGAAACACGACCCGACGTTCTTCTCCTGCATCCACGAAATGGAAGCCGACGCCGATTGGAAAGACCCCGACACATGGCCGCAGGCGAACCCTTCGTGGGGCGTGACGATCAAGCCCGACGACTTTGCCCATGACGCGAAGGAGGCCGAGCAGTCGCCGACGAAACTCAATTCTTTCCTCCGCTACCGGCTTAACACTTGGACTTCTTCCGACGTGCGGTGGCTGTCGCCGGAAACGTGGCAGCAGGGGTCGGTGCCGCTCCGCGAGTTCGGCGACCGGCCTGTGTACGCGGGCCTTGATCTTGCGACGACCTACGACTTGACCGCACTGGTGCTGGTGTGCCCCGATCCCGAGGACGGGAGCATTGACGTGCTGCCGTTCTTCTGGATTCCAGAATCCAACGCGGTCGAGCGGAGCCAGCGGGACAAGGTGCCGTATCTGGATTGGATACGCGACGGGCACCTCCGCACGACCGACGGGAACGTGACCGACTACACCGTGCTGCACCGCGACATAACCGCGATTTGTGAGCAGTACAGCGTGCGGCAGTTGGTGGTCGATTTGAAATTCAACGGGCAAATGATCGCCAATATGCTGCAAGGGGACGGGGTAGACGTGAAAGGATACCCGCAGGGCGGTCGCGCCATGAGCGCGCCTGCCAAGGCTCTGGAGAACTTGATAGCCAATTCCAAGATTCGCCACGCCGGGCATCCGGTGCTTTCGTGGTGTGCTGGCAACGCGGCCGTTCACGAAGACAGGTACGGAAACATTTTCCCAAGCAAGGCGAAATCAACGGAGCGTATCGACGGCATCGTGGCACTGTGCCAGAGCATCGGCAGTTGGATCGGTAGCGAACACAAGCCAGACGACACCCCCGAAATCTTTTTCATATGATCGCCCAAAACGAAAACAGAATCCTCTGGCTCCCCGGCGAAGAACGAATGTGGGACGAGGACGGCGGCGGCAGTTCCCGCAACGCCGCTGGCGTCCGCATCGACGCGACCAACGCCACGCAAGTCACTGCCGTGTTTGCGTGTTTGAGGATTTTGAGCGAGACGGTTGCCAGCCTGCCGCTCCACGTTCTTGAGCGGGTGAAGACCGGGGGCAAACGCGAGGCCCGCGAACTGCCGCTGTACCGAAAACTGCACCAGCAGCCGAACGCTTGGCAGACTTCGTTCGAGTGGCGGGAGCAGGCCGTTTTTCACGTTGCCTTGTGGGGCGATGCTTTTAGCGAACTGAAGTCAGGCCCGTCCGGTGCCGTTGACCAGATCGTGCCGTTGCACCCGAGCCGCATGACTGTGGAGCGGATCGAGAACGGGCGGCTGCGATACAAGTACCGCGAGGAACGCGGCTCGGAAACGGTTTATTCCGAAGAGCAAATCCTGCACGTTCGCGGCCCGTCCGACGACGGCGTGCATGGCATCTCGCTGGTGACTGAGTGCAAAGACGCGATTGCGTTGGCCCGCGCGTGCGAGTTGCACGGGGCGAGGTTTTTTGCCGCCGGTGCCCGCCCCGGCTTCGTGCTGTCTACCGACGGGCAGTTGAACGCCGAGGCCCGCGAGCAGTTGCGGTCGCAGTGGGATCGACGCCACGGCGGCGTCGGCAACTCGCACAACACCGCAGTCCTCACGGGCGGGCTGCGGCCTTATGACATTCCGCAATCAAGCAACACCGATGCGCAATTTCTTGAGGCGCGAACCTACCAGTTGGCTGAGATTGCCAGATTGTTCCGCGTGCCGATGCACTTGCTTGGTGTGATGAACGGCGGCTACGGCTCGATTGAACACGCGGGTTTGGACTTCGTGCAGCACACGATCCTGCCGTGGCTGCGACGTTTCGAGTCTGCGTTTATGCGTGACTTGATTGAAGACGACGACCGCTACCAAGTTGAGTTCGACGTGCGCGGTTTGCTTCGCGGCGACTCGGCATCGCGGTCGGCTTACTACCGGGCGATGTGGGACGTGGGGGCGCTTTCGACAAACGACATCTTGGAACTTGAAAACCGCAACCCCGTCGAGGGCGGCGACGTTCGCTACCGGCCGCTCAACATGGGCACGCTTGGTGCCCCGCCCTCCGAGGGCGACGTGCTGGCCCAGCAGCAACCCGGCAGCGGGATCGACGGACAGGCGGTCGCCGGTGGCACGGCAGCGGCAGCGGAGGAGCCAGCACCGGCCACGCCGGTGCCAGCCGAACCGGCGCAGCCTGAGGCACCACAAGTTGCGGACGTGTCGCTGAACGGGGCACAGATTACGGGGCTGATTGCGATTCTGTCACAGGTGCCCGCTGGCCTGCTGACCAAGGACGGTGCGGCGGCGCTTATCGCCGCGTCGTTCCCAAGCATATCGCCCGCGCAGGTGACGGCGATCCTGGCTGGCGTGGCGACCGACGCCACGCCGCTGCCAACGCCCGCGCCCGCGCCCGCCGCACCGTTTGGCCGGTCGCTGCCCGAGCCGCGTGCGATGACGGTCAGCATTGACTTCGACCGCACGTTCGCTGCTGATCCGCAGATGTGGGGCGAGTTTGCCCGCAAGTCGGCTGCGGAGGGAAACACAGTTGTGATGATTTCGCGGCGACCGGAGGAGGATCGCCAGACGGTCACGGAGGCGCTTGGCGATTACGCGTCAGCGTTCTCGCAGGTGCTGCTCGTCGGCGGCGACATGCTCAAGGCCGATGCGGCCGAGGCCGCTGGGATCAACGTGGACGTTTGGGTCGATGACTCGCCGCAGACGATCACCGACAAGCCAGCACCGGAAGCAAAAAAGCGGAGCCGCAGAAAGAAGTCCGATGGCGAAGTATGACCACATTGACTTCTCGCCGCCGTCTGGCGTCCGCGACGAAGCCGCGAAGGGGCTGGCGTGGCGTGACGAGTTCAACCGGGGCGGCACCGCAGTCGGCGTTGCCCGTGCGAGAGACTTGTCGAACGGCACGAACATCTCGCCCGACACGGCGAAGCGAATGGCGAGTTATTTCGCCCGGCACGAAGTGGACAAGAAGGGCGAAGGATTCAGCCCCGGTGAGGATGGATTCCCGAGTGCTGGCCGGATTGCGTGGGCTTTGTGGGGCGGCGATCCGGGGCAGGCATGGGCAAGCAAACTGACCAAGCAGATTGACGCAGCAGACAACAACAGGAGCATGGAAATGAACGTCGAACGCCGCTCACTGATCCTTGACGAGATTGAATCCCCTACGCCGCTGCTCTCCGTTGAGACGCGGAGCGAAGAGGGCAGCGACGCCTCGCAGGAGTGGATCGTCGGCTACGCTGCGAAGTTCGGAGTGCTGTCACTCGACTTGGGGGATTTTGTTGAGCGGCTTGATCCCGGTGCGTTCGCACTCGTCACCGAGCGGCGTGGCCGCAAGAAGCCACTGCAGACGCGTGCGTTGTGGAACCACGACGCCAACTTCCCGCTCGCTCGCTATCCCGAAACGCTGCGGCTGACCGTTGACGACATCGGCCTGCGGTACGAGTTTCCCGTGCCCGACACGTCCTACGGCAAAGACATCGCTGCGAACATCAAAGCAAATATTGTGCGGGGCAGTTCCTTTGCGTTCACGGTTGGAGCCGGTGGCGATGATTGGAGCGTCGAAGAAGGCCGCAGTGTGCGGACGATCAAGCGAGTTGATTCGCTGATTGACGTTTCCCCGACCACGTTCCCAGCCTACCCCGACGCCGACGTGACGGTTGCGAAGCGTTCGTATGACCAGTTTCGCCAAGGGCGGATGCGACGGCTTGCGGTCACGACCGACCTCCGCAGGCAGTTGCCAGACCTTCACGCGTTCTTGAGGAATCATGGCCGCTAAAGCCGGGGATTCGTGCCAGAAATGCCGGGGCGGCAGGCTGCTTGTTGCAAGCAGTCAGCAGCAGGGCGAGTACCAGATTCGGTACCTGCGCTGCACGGAGTGCGGCTGCACCGACAAGCATGTGCTGCTGGCCCGCGAGGTTCGCCGGGCGAGTAGTTTACTGCCGCGCTCTTCCGTTCTGGATGGGTGACGGGGCGAGCATTTAGTTTCAAGCGTAGGCGACGCGTCCGCGTTGCCATGATTCGCACACAGGAGATTCCAACCGTGGACAAGATCAAGGCACTGCTCGACGAACTTGCGAACGTGACCGCGCAGATTCAGGCTGCGATGGAACAAGAGGAAGCCCCCGAGGGTGAGGCTCCCGACGGCGAGGCCGGTGCCGCGATGCCCGACGAGCAGGAGAACGCACTGCGTTCGCTGACCGAGCGGGCCGAGAAGATCAAAGCCAAGATTGAGTTCCTTGAGGCCGTCGCCGTCAAGGAGAAGGGATTGCGTTCGGTGCTGGAGCGTTCCGCTCCCGCCAAGGTTGTTGCCCCAGAAGCCAAGGAGTTTGCCGTGGAAAAGCGCGAGTACGCTGTCCCGAAGAATCACGGCCCCCTGCACGCGTTCAAGGGTGCGGATGCCAGCGAGCGTGCCTACCGTGCCGGTATGCACCTCAAGGGCTACGTGTTCGGCGATGCTGAGGCCCGTCGGTGGTGCAAGGATCACGGCGTTGAAAACCGCACGCAGGCTGGTGGAATCAACAATCTCGGCGGCGTTCTTACCAGCCCCGAGTTCAGTTCTGAGATCATCCGCCTTGTCGAAGAGTTCGGTGTGTTCCCTCAGTACGCGAAGCGCGTCAGCATGAACTCCGACACGCTTGTCTTCCCCCGCCGCACTGGCGGACTGACGGCCCGGCCCGTTGGCGAGAACGTCGAAGTGACGGCATCGGACGTAACGTTCGACAACGTGGAACTGACCGCACGGATTTGGGGCGTGGCAAACCGCACCCCGAACTCGCTGCTTGAAGACTCGGTGATCAACCTCGCTGATGCTATGGCCGTCGAGACGGCACAGGCTTTCAGCGAAGCGTTTGACAACTCGGGCTTTATCGGTGACGGCGGGCTGTCTTATCACGGCGTGACCGGCATCTGCACCAAGGTGCTGCAGTCGGCTTACTCGGCGTCGGTCGTGACCGCGACGAGCAACACGACCTTCGGCGACCTGACGATGAAGAACTTCACCGACGTGTTGGCTCGGCTTCCGTTGTACGCTCGCAACCGCAACGCCCGCTGGTACATCAGCCCGGCTGGCTGGGGTTCCGCGATGCTGCGGCTTGCCATGCTCCCCGGCGGCTCGTCCGGTGCTGGTGGCAACAACAGCGACAACGTCGCGGCAGGATTCGGCGAGACGTTCCTTGGCTACCCGGTCACGCTGGTGCAGCCGATGGAAAGCCGTTTGACCGGCACGACTGCTGGCTGTGCTGCTCTGTTCGGCGACCTGTCGCAGTCGGCGATCTTTGGCGAGCGTCGGGCCATCTCGATCAAGACCGCCTCGGAGCGGTACATCGAATATGACCAGACCCTCACGTTTGCCACGACGCGCAACGCGATGATTGTCAACGACCTTGGCTCGACGACCAAGGCAGGCCCGGTTGTTGCGCTCAAGTTCGGCTGAACCTAAAACCCTCTCAGGAGATGATTGACCCATGAACCACGTTGCCGCCACCAAGTCGGTCGAGAAGATTGAAGCGAGCGTTGCAAACAGCGCGACTCACTCAATCGAAATCGACACGCTCGGTTTTGCCTACGCTTCGATTGACGTTGCCTTCTCGCCGTTCACGGCTGCCGCTACGGCTGCTGCCACGGTGCTTCGCCTTGCACAGTCCAACGCGTCTGGCAGCGGCCAGACCAACGTGTCGGGCTTTGTGGGTGGCACCGACTTCACGGTTGCCGCCGGTTCCACGACCGGAGCAGCCGTTGGGTACAGCCACCGGTTCGACATCGACTTGCGGGGCAAGAGCCGCTACCTGACCGTCTACGCGACCCCCGCGCTGACTGTTGGCGTGGCTACGGTTGCCCGGCTGAGTCGCGGCGAGGCTGGCCCGATGGACGCCACCAGCAAGGGCGTGAACACGCAGGCCGTCGGCTAATCGCTTGACACAGTGACCACACTGAGCGGCGGGGAAGGCAATCGCCTCCCCGCCGTTTTTTTTGGAGGTTTCATGATTGTGCAGATTGGCGACACGAAGGTTGACGTGCGTGCGGAAGCGATCCTGTCTGGCCCCCGGTTCGGGCCGCTGATCAACGCGTTTGGATTTGTTGAAGCGATGATGCCGCTGCACATCCGCCCGACGCTCGGGCAGGGTGCGTTCTGGAGTCAGGTTTTGACGCGAATGCTTGAGAGTTTCCAAGACACGACGGAATATATAATCACCCTAGATATGGACAGTTTCGTGAGCAGGGAATCGGTTGAACACCTGTTCGCTCTTGCTATGTCTTTCCAGTGCGACGCCCTTGCCCCGCTGCAGACAAAGCGTGAAGACGGCAGGCCGATGCTGACGCTGCTTGACACGCTCGACAACCCGCCGGAAGGCGGCGTGACGAGCCTGCCGCTTGGGTGGTTCAACGAGCCAGTGCAGCAAGTCGATACGGCTCATTTCGGCTGCACGATCATCTCTACAAGGGCACTCAAGCGGATGGCAAAACCTTGGTTCCACGAACAGCCAGACCCGACGGGCGGTTGGGGTGACGGCAGAACTGACTCCGATATATCGTTCTGGCGGCAGTTCAAGAAGTGCGGCAACCGGCTGTACGTGACTCCGCGAGTTTGCATCGGGCACGGGGAATACACGATCACGTGGCCGGGGAAGAACTTCGCCGCTCCGGTTCACCAATACACGACCGAGTGGCAGGAAACAAAGAAGCAGCCGAAGGATGCGTGGAGCGTGTCAGAATGAGAATCAGACTGACGAAGCCGCACGGGGCGTACAAACGCGGCGAAGTGATTGACCTTCCAGACCGGCAGGCCGAGTCGCTGATCGCTTGGGAGTACGCGGTCGCCGCCCGCGACGATCAGCGGGAGTTGGTTGAAAACACCCGCGTTGAACCCGCCGCCGAAACCGCAGACGCCATCCCCCGGAGGCAGAAGAAATGAAACGCTACCGCAGCCTGCGGCGAACGTCCGCCCCCGTGGTCGAACCTGTGACGCTTGCCGAGGCGAAGTCGCATTGCCGGATCGACACCAGCACAGATGATGCCTACGTATCGTCGCTGGTAACGGCAGCGAGAGAGTGGGTCGAGGACTATCTCGACCGCAGCCTTGTCACGCAGCAGTACGTGATGCGGCTGGACGCGTTCCCGGCAGAGATTGAACTGCCCCGCCCGCCGATGGTCGCCAGCGGCACCGCCACGGCGGTGACGATCACGTACACAACCGGCGACAACGGCGGCACGGCGACCTTGAGCACGACGCAGTACCGCGTTGACCGCGATGCCACGCCGGGTGTGATTCGCAATATCTACGCGGGGTCGTGGCCGTCGCATCTCTTGGATCAAAACAGCGTATCGGTCACGTGGTGGAGCGGGTACGGCGATGCCGGGACGAGCGTGCCTACGCGGGTCAGGCACGCGATTCTCATGCTTGTGCTGCACTGGTACGAGCAGCGTGCAGCGGTTGACGCCGCGACAATGAGCGAGGTGCCGCTGGGTGCAAAGTCGCTACTCGATAGCGTTTCTTGGGGGAGTTACACATGAGCCTATCCGCCGAAATTCTCGTGAATCTGGTGACGATTGAAACCGACACCGCCGACATTGCGCGCAACACGCGAGTGACGCGTGCGGATTATTTCGCGTCGCTGACCGAAGGCACGGCGGCGAACCAAGCACAAATCGTGTGGAGCGACTCGCGGGTGTCGGGCGGCACCGACACGTTCCAACTGTCGGCACTCTCCGACTCGCGGGACGGGGCGGCGGTGACGGTCAACCTCACCGCGCTCAAGGCGATCTATCTGAAGAATACCGGCGACACGCACACGCTGACCGTGACGGGTGCTTACACCGGCAGTGTTGCACCGGGGGGCGTCCTGCTCAACGTCAACCCAACGGCGGCAGGCACGACTTCGGCCACGCTGTACATCACCTCCACGGCTGGGGCGACCTACGACATTGTGATTGTTGGCGAGGGCACAGCCATATGATCAAAGCGGGCCAACTCCGCGAACGCGTGACCGTGCAGCAGTCGAGCGAGTCGAGAAACTCACTTGGCGAAACGATATTTGCATGGAGCGAATTTGCGACCGTGTGGGCTGACGTGCAAGGCGTGACGGCCCGCGAGTTGCTGCTGGCCGGGCAGCAACAGGTAGAGATTTCCCACCGCGTGCGGATGCGGCACATACCGGGTTTGAAGTCGCAAATGCGGCTGTTGTGGCGGGGCCGCACGCTCGAAATCATTTCCGTGCTTGAGCATGAAAACCGAAGCATCCACGAACTGATTTGTCAGGAGACGCTGTAATGGCTGTTGCTGGCATCAAGATCAGCGTCGAGTTTCCCGAACTAGCCGCGCTGCGCGAAGGCATCAAAAACCTTGGCGACAAAGCAGCGGCAGCGGAGTTGCTGAAGGACGCTTTGGAAAAGGCTATCTGGCCTGCGTACTTGCGGCTGCGGGAGGTGACGCCAATCGGGCCGACGGGAAACCTTAAGCGGGCGGCGACCTACAAGGCCAAGGCTTACCCGCGCACCGGCGGCGCGGTCGCGTTGATTGGGTACACGCGGGCCGGAAAAGAGAACGCGTCGAGTGCCGCAGGCGGCACCGTGCGGGCCGGGCCGGATCGAGCCTTCCATCAATGGTGGCTGGAGTTCGGCACGAAGGAGCGAAAGTTTGCGCGGCTGTCGAACACGCCGTATCAGCGGAAGTCACCGACCGCACCGTTCACCCGCGTCCGCATGGGCGTCCAAGAAACCGTGCGGGGCAAAGGAGTCGTGCATTGGGTCAGCGGGCAGAACGGATACATCGCGTCGAGTTTCAAGCGGCTCGGGCCTTTCAAGTTTGTTGAGACGGGCAGCGACGAAGTGCGGACGGAACCGGGTTACAACAAAGCGTACTTCAAAAAGTCGTCGCAGCCGTTTCAGATTTCGGCGGTGCAGCCGGGCGGCGTAGCCGGTCGCCCCCCCATTCAGACCGCGTGGAACCAAACCAAGGCCGAGGTGGCGAACCGGCTGCAGGCCGAGTTGAAGATTTCCCTCGAAGCGGCCATTCGGGCGTTGACGTTTCAGACAACCGGCTCGATCACTGGTGCCCTCACGGCCAGCGGGTAAGGCTGCAAGCCTGCGGCGGTTTCTGCCACGCTGGGGGCATGGCACTGAAATCTCCCGAGGCGGTTATTCGCAACGCTCTTGTCGCCAACGCTGCCGTGGCGGCGATTGTTGCCACGCGGGTTTTCCCGGTGCTGGCACCGGCGTCTGCCCCGCCCCCGTTTGCCTGTTACCGGCGGTCGGGCGTGCAGCGGCAGCAGTCGCTTTCCGGCCCGATTGGGATGCCCACCGTTGTGCTGACGCTCGACCTTTATGCCGAGACGTACGAGGCAGTAAGAGAGTTGGCAGACAAGTGCCGGGCGTGTCTGGATGGGTATGGCACCAGTGAGTCAGACTTGGTGGTAGTGAAGAACGTGAGCCTCGATAACGAGTCTGACGGATTCGCTCAGTTGGCGGGCGGCGAAACACCGCCTCTGTATTCGGTGTCGCAAACGTACTCAATACTTTGGCAGGAGATTTGAAGAATGTCAGCCACCCCGCACGACGGTACAGGCACCACGCTCCGGCTTGGCGCGACGCTCTACACCGTGACGAATATCGTCATTTCGTTCACCGACCCGAACGCCGATGCGGAAAAGATTGACGTAAGCCACCTTGGCCTGACGACCGGCGCGCAGGTCAAGACTGTTGATCGCCCGCTGCAGGGCAGCGTGAGTGACACGGGCCGCACGGTGCAGTTTGACTACCTCGGCAGCAGCATCATTGCGGACGCTTCGACGGGCACGTGCTCAATCGTGAGCAATGCGGTCAGTCTGGTGGCCGGTGTTGCTTACACGGTGAACTCGTCCACGCTGACGCTGGCAACGAACGACGCGATTCGCGGTCAGGCCACGGTTCGTATTGCCCGCGCTTAGTTGCCGTGACGGAGGCCCGTCATGGCGAATGTATGCACAGGCGTCAGCGTTACGTGGAATAGCATTGCACTTGGCGAGTTGACGGAGATCAACGTCAACGTCGGCGGCAGTCTGCCGCTTGCTCGCGCAAGTGCGTGGGCATTTGACATGGGCACTATAGATGTGAAGTGCCTGTCCTCTGCGCAGATTTCGATTGCCACGTATGGGAGGAAAGCCACGCTGGATATTTCCGGCGGCGGCTTGACGCTCACGACGAAGGCGATCTGTCAGTCGTTGCAGATTGCGGGCAAAGTCAACGACGTTGCAAGGTACGCAGCGACGTTCAAGATCACCCCGGAATAAGAGAAATAAAATGTCGCTTTCAGCAGACCAGATTCTTGCAGCCGACGACGCAACGCTCCTCAAGATCAACGTGAAGGAATGGAACGGCGAGGTCTACGTTCGCGTGATGAGCGTGGCCGAGCGGGACGCTTACGAACGCATGTGGATCGGTAAGCGTGACACCGGAATCGAAAACTTCCGCACGGAGTATTTGCAGCGGGTGCTGTGCGACGACGCGGGGAAACTTCTGTTTACGCGGGAGCAGATTGAAAAGTTGGGCCAGAAGTCGGCGGCGGTTATGTCGCGGCTCTTCGACCGTGCGATGAAGCACAACAATATGTCGGAGGCAGACGTCGAAGAACTGGGAAAAGGCTGAACGTGTCCCACACGCGGAGGTTTGCCTTCCGCCTTGCGGGTCACCTGAAGATGACGGTGAAGGAATTGATGGCTCGGATGGACTCGCAGGAGTTCACCGAGTGGATGGCATACACGCGGTACTACGAAGCACTTGGAGATTCATGGGCAGAGACGGGATTGATTGTCAGCGCCCTGCTGGCACCACACTCGCCACGGGGCAAGTGTCCGAAGGCCGAAGACTTTATCCCGCTTGAAAAACCGCCGCAGCACCAAGCACAGGCCCGCGACGTTCTTTTAGATTTGAAAAAACAGTTGGGGCTTGAGTGATGGCGAACATTCTTGGACTAGCGTTGAAGGTGACGGGCGATGCGTCAAGCCTCGCTAAGAGCCTCACGCCTGTTGACAAGGCACTTGCCAGCATCGGCAAGCAGGCGGAAAAGGCTACGTCTGTTTTTGCCCCGTTCACCGCTGCCAGTGCGGCGGCGGCGAATGCCCAGCAAGGTTTTGCGGATCGGTTCGCCGCCCTAGCCGAGCAGTTCCGAAACACCAAAGACGCCAACGCATACGCGGAGTCGTTTGCCCGGCTGACGAAAGAGGCGAAGGACGTTGCGACCGCGTTCGGCGAAGGCATACGGGTCACGGAGGCGAATCGCACCGCCGAGCAAAAGCGTGCCATTGAGTTGGAGAATCTTTCGCGGCTGCTCAAACTCAACGCGATTGACCAAGACACGTACAACCGTGCAACGGCAGAGGCGAGCGGGGCGAACGCTGCGGCACTGGAAGCCGAGCGGGGACGGGCGGCAGTCCTTGCCGAGGGCGAACGGGTCACGCAGCAGTACGCGACGGCCGAGGAAAAACGCGCTCTTGAACTGGAGAAGATCAACCGGCTCGTCGCCGAGGGGGCCATTTCCCAAGAGACGTACAACCGGGCCTTTGCAGCGTCGAGCGAGGCGAACATCGAGTTCACGCGGGCCGTCGAGGAAGCCGCCGCTGCCCAAGAAAAAAGAGCCGCAGAAGACAGGCAGGCACAAGCACAGTCGGACGTTATCACCGCCAAGTACCAGACCGACGCCGAGAAGCGGGCGACGATTTTGGCTGACCTCGACGACCGGCTTGCCAAGGCGACCATCAGCGAGGAAACGCACTCGCGTGCGGTGGCTGACGTTACCGGGGCAAACGCCGCAGCAGCCGCAGCCGAGGCGGCACGGCAGCGTGTGGTTGATGAAGGGTTGCGGATCACCGAGCGATACGCAACTGCGGAGGAGCAGCGTGCCACTGAGATGGCAAGGCTGACAACCTTGCTCGACCAAGGTGCTATTTCGGAGGAGACGTTCAGCCGCGCTACAGCCGAGGCCAGCGGCGCGAACGCCGCAGCGGCGAAGGCAGAGCGGGAACGTGCCGACGCACTAGCCGCTGCATCGCGGATCATTCAGGCGAACCTTGGGCCGCAAGAACGCTACGACCAGCAGATGCAGGAGTTGAGGAAGCATCTTGATGGCGGCAGGCTTTCGCAGGAACAGTTCAACAAGGCAGCCGCACGGGCACGCAAAGACCTTGACGAAGTTGGCAAGTCCGCGGCCGGGGCCGACAAGAACATTGACCGGCTGAATCGCAACGTTGGCATCCTTGCGACGATTGAAGTTGGCCGAGTGCTTGTGAGCGGCTTTCAACTTATTGGCAACGCGTTCACCAGCGCGACGAATCAAGTCACAAGCCTTGTGACAAGCGTGAACACATCGCTTGATACGCTCAACGACTTTTCCGCACGGACAGGCGTTGGCGTCGAAGCCCTTCAAGGGTATTCGCTCGCGGCGAAGTTGGCCGGTGTGGACACCGAGCAGTTTGGGTCAGCGATTCAGAAGTTGGCCGTAAACATTGGAAAGGCTACGCCCGGCGATGCACTCGACAAATCGCTGCGTGGCATCAACCTGTCTGTTGCGGAACTGCGAAGCCTCGCACCGGAGGAGCAGTTCGGTGCGATTAGCAATGCCATCTCACAACTGCCGACGGCAGCAGATCGTGCTGCGGCTGCTGTGTCGCTGTTTGGGAAGCAGGGGGCCGCGCTTGCCCCGCTGTTCCGAGAGGGTGCGACAAGCATTGACGAACTGACAGCACGGGCCGAGCGACTTGGTGCGATTGTGCCCGAGTCGCTCATTGCCAACATTGCCGAAATGAATGACCGTTTCGATCTTGTGTCCGCGACGGTGCAAGGAATTGTCGGTCGCGTGATTGGGCAACTGGCACCGGCGGTCGCCGCTGTTGCGGACGAGTTCTTGAAGTTCATCGAAGACTTCAACGGCGGCGAAGGCGGGCAAGGAATCGCCAACACAATCGCCGACGTGCTGCTCAACGGTGCGGAAGTGTTTGCTGGCGTGTTCGACAAAGTGTTCGCGGACTTCGACGGGTTCACGTCCATCCTGTCAGACGCGGGCGACGTTTTTCGTTTCGTCGGAAACATCCTCGTCGGCGTCAGCGAGGGGCTGCGGTACGTTTTCAATATCTTTGAAGTTGTCGGAAACAACTTGCTGATCGGTTTGGGCAAGGTGCTTGAAGGGCTGGGGTCGTGGGTGGACTCTGATTTGCAGCAAGCCGGAAAAGACTTGGCGAACGCTGGCAACGAAGCGCTGGAAAGGAACAAGGCGGAACTAGAGGCCGCGAAAAAGAACGCTACCGAAGCCGTGGCCGCTGCCTTTGGCGGTGCGTCCAACGCGGCTGCGGAGGCGGGCAACGGCGCTGGCTCGCAGTTTGTGCAGACTCTCCGCGAGCGGATTGAACGGGAACGCAGCCCGCAGTTTCAGATCGAAACGAACATTGAAAAGACGCGGGAGCAGTTCGACAATTTCTTCGGCGGCGTGGTCGATCAAGGCAGTGCCGTCACCGAGGCGATGCGTGGCTTTGAGGCAGCGACGGCGAGTGTCATTGACCCGCTGAACATGACCGCGCAAGAGATTGCACGGATCAAGGCAGCGCAGGAAACAGTCAATCGGTTGATCCAGCAGGAGACTACGGAACGCACTGCTGCGAACGAGGCGGCTGCGAAGCAAGCCGACCAAGACACGGCCCGCATCGACGGGTTGCTCAAGACGAGCGACGCTGCCAGCAAGGTGACCGACGACCTTGCCGCCGTCGAGCGTGAGCGGGCAAGGATCGCCGAACAAGGCGGCACGGATGCACAGGCTCGCCTTGAACAACTCGACACGCTGCGGGCAAACCTTGAAGAACAGCAGCAGGCGTTGGAGCAGGGATTCGGGCAAGGGTTCGAGCAAGCGTTTGAAGGTGCCAACAAGGCTATCGACACCGCGATTGAAAAGTCCGCAGAGTTTGGGCAGGCCGGGTTCGACGCTGCCGCACAACTGCAAGACGGCATCAAGGCCGCGCAGTCGCAGGCAGAGGCAGGCATCTTGACCAAACCGGCTTTTGACGCCGAGGTGGCGAGGCAGCAAGCGTTGTTTGACAAGCGGATCGAAGGCGAAAAGAAAATCATTGCTGACGCCCAAAAGGCCCGAGACGATGCCGACAAGAAACAACTCCAGCAGCAAGAGTTGGTAAACAACCTTATTGCGATGCAACAGGTGGGTGGCGATCAAGAGCGGATCAAGGCTGGGGAAAACCTTGTGGCGATTGAAGCCGAGATTGCTCGCGCCCAAGAAGCAGCGGCGGCTGCGAGGGCAGCGGGCGACGACGAGGCCCAACGGGCGGCGCTGACGCGGCTACAGCAACTTGACCAAGTGCAGGCCAAAGAGCAGGACATTGCCAGTGGTGCCGCGAAGCAACGCGAGGAATATCAGAAGGCGTTTGAGAAGCAGCAGGAAGAAGCCGCAAAGGCCCAAGAAGCCCAGCAGCAGGCCGTGGCCCAAGAGCAGGCCCGCATCGCGGAGGAACGCCGCAAGGCCGAGGAAGCGGAGTTCGCGCGGCAGCAAGAGCGGGTCCGGCAACTCAACACACTCGGCTCCGCGACGGTAAAGACGACCGACGTTCGCACCGCCGAGGGTGCCGCCCTTGTGCTTGACCTCGCCGCGAGTGCCCAAGACCCCGAACTGATCGAGGCGCGGATTCAAACGAAACTGCTGAACCAGATCGCCCTTGGCCTCGCCGGGGCTGCGTCGAATTACTTCAATCAGCCGGTGGCGATCGTCGGTGCGGCACGGCTCGGAGGGTTTGGCTGATGGCAATTGTTTCCAGCAAAGAACTGGCGCGGACGTACGAGCGCGAGGTGGGCAAGCCCGCTATCGTCAAGCGGCGGTTTGTCGTTGTTCTGAGCGACGACACGTTGACGACGACGCGGCCCGACGAAACCGAAATCATTGCGGCGGCGCTGGGGGTGCCGGTCGTGGACGGGTTTGTTCAGTTGTTTGGATTGTCATACCCTTCGCTCCCTGCGTGGAAAAGCCGAAAGGTTTACATCAACGAGGGTTTCGAAGGCTCGCCGTATCACGTCGAGGTCGCGGTCGAGTACGGCGTTGTTCTTCCGAACGAACTTCTCTCGCCGGTGGATCGTGCCGTTGTGTGGAACTTTGAGGCGTCGGCGGGCGACTACCCCGCGCTCTTCCACTACGGCGAATCAGGCGCGGGCAACGGCACTAAAAACCCACTGACGAACTCTGCCTACGATTATTTCCCCGGGTTGATGACGCAGGAATCGTTGGTGCGGGCGACGGTGCAAAAGAACTTCGCCGCGTTGCCGTCCAGTTGGTTCGCCGTCAACAACTTCGTGAACAGCGACACGTATCTCGGCTGCGGCCCCGGCACGCTGCGGGTGGCGGGGATCACCGCGAACCGCGTCACTGAGGTTTACGGCGCTTCCGAGGTTTCCTACTGGAGCGCCACCGCCACGATTGTTTTCCGCCAGAGCGGGCACCAGTTGCAACTGCCCGACGTTGGATGGAACTTTCTTGACGGCGGGCAGAAACGCCGTGCGATGGTGTTCGATTTCAACAACTCCGAGTGGATTGCCAGCCCGAATCCCGTGGGCCTCAACGGCAGCGGAGCGCAGACGGGCGGCCAGCCCGCGATCTTGCAGCGCCGCGTGAATCCCGAGGCGGCGTTCCTTGCAGTATTTGGAACCGCGCCGACATGACAACGCCACGCGACGCCGTACAGTTCACGCGGGAAAGTGCCGACCGCATTGCGGGCGTGGTGCGGACGCTTGAACTGACGCCAGCGGGTGGGGCACCGCTGAACTTTGAAAAGCCAGCCGAGCAAGTTAAGAAACAAATCCGCTTTGGTGTTATTCAAGGGACTTGGCCGCTAGGCGGGACGAAAAGCGTATATGTCCCTTACGGAACGTCGTTCCGAGAACTCACTGCCTTTAACGGCATTGCTGACGTAAGGGAGTCAGACTTTGTAGAGGAAAGAAAGGTAGCGATTGCGCGCGACGGCACGGCGTGGTCGTACGTTACGCACAACAAAGCGGGCTGCAACTACTCGCTGCCAGCAAGAGAAATCACGGAAGACGGCATCGACTTGGGGTCAAGCGATGCGTCAATTCAGCCGGGCGGAGGGTGTCAGGTTTTGGCAAACGTCGCTGGGTGCATGAAGTGGCTTAGCATGAGCCCTGTGACAGTTATCACTAACGCAAGAATTGACGCGACAAGCATTGTCTTTGAGTGCGAGAACGTCTGGGTGTTCAAGGACGTAGCACCGGCTGACGAGATAACCCTTGACGGGACGGAATGCCATTAGCCAATGAGCATTTATTTCCTAGACGGGAAACTGCTTTTTGAAGACGGCTCAGTTGCTATGAATCGCAACTGCTGTTGTTCTAGTTCGTCGAGCAGTTCTAGTTCGTCGAGCAGTTCTAGTTCGTCGAGCAGTTCTAGTTCGTCGAGCAGTTCTAGTTCGTCGAGCAGTTCTAGTTCGTCGAGCAGTTCTGATTCGTCGGGCAGCAGTTCATCGAGCAGTTCTGATTCTTGCTCCGGCCCGTGCGACGGCGAAACCCCGTGCCCCGAAGGCTGCGAGTGCGTGGATGGTGAGTGCGTGCAAGAGACTGGAGCGTGCTGCGTCCCTCCAAAAGAACCTTGCAGAGTAATCGCAGGACCGTGCGCTCCCGGCTCGTTTGGTGCTGATGGATGCCCAGAAGAACTAGGGCAAAGTTGTGAGGAAAATGTTTTAGGCGAACGTTTCTGCGTCATCTCCGGCGATGTTCCTATAGGAACGTGCGAGGGTGATGTCATCGGGGCTCCTGTTCCGGGATATTGCGTGGCTAACTCCACGCAGGCGGCGTGCGATGCTCTTGGCGGCACGTTTTATTCCGGCCAGACTTGCGAGCAGATTTGCTGCGGCCCCTGCGACGAGGAGAACCCGTGCCCCGAAGGCTGCGAGTGTGTGGATGGGGAGTGCGTCTCGTCGCCATGCTCCGGCCCTTGTGACGGCGAGAACCCGTGTCCCGAAGGGTGCGAGTGCGACAACTGCGGCAACTGCAAACCCGCGCCTTATGTTGGATGCTTCAACAACAGCCATCTGCCGAATGAGCCAAGGTACTCTCCGTGCGACAGCGACGAGGATTGCGCACCAGGGTGCTTTTGCGTCTATGATTTAGGCATGCACTTGGGGAACGGCGGGACGTTAGATAATTTTTTCCCATCTCAGTGTGTGCCAGCAGACATTTGCAGCGAGTGCGATCCGGAAACCGAATTCTGCATAGACTACGACATTTTCTGCAATGAGGCCGATGCACAAGAAGCCAAGGATTCCATGGGTTTCAACAATTGCACCAAACACATCATCACTGGGCAGCCAGTTGGCGGTAGCGTTGTTTACTATCTTTCTGCCTGTTGCCCGAACACTTTCCCATGACTATTACCGGCCGCATAAATGATTTTACGAGTCGCTGCTACCAACGCGGCTACGCGTTGGACGAAGTTCGGGACTGCATCGTCAGCGTAAACGGAGACACGATCACCGTAGACGTTGACCACCCGGCCTACCCGAGAGTGCCAAAGCCGGGATTTGTGAAGCCGCAGGCAAGGGCAATGCCGCAGCCACAGGCAAAGCCGCAGGCAAGGGCAAGGGCAAGGGCAATGGCAATGGCGCAGACACAGGCAAAGCCGCCAGCACCAACCCACGGCCCCGGCGCGGAACTCAAGAAACTCCTGAAGCGTATCGGCATCGTCGCCACGCCCAACTGTTCCTGTAACGCCCGCGCGAAACGCATGGATATTGAGGAAGCCCGCGAACCCGGCTGGTGCGAGGCCCACCTAGACGAGATCGTGGGCTGGCTGCGCGAGGAAGCGACGAAGCGAAAACTGCCGTTCCTTGACGTTGCCGGTAGGGTGCTTGTGAGGAGAGCGATTTCAAACGCCCGAAAAGCATGGCTATCGCGGTAGACAAAATTTACTGCGTCTCGCTGTCGCACCGTGCCGACAGACGCGAGAACATCAAGCGGCAATTGAGCACCGCGCAAAGTCGTGGCGTGCTCGCGGAAGAACTTGCGATTGAGTTTGTTTCAGAGCCGCGTGCAACTCGATCTATAGCCGGGCACTGGTCAATCGGATCAGCAATGGTTCCGCCGTCGTGGCCGTACACGGCTGGCTATTACGCGGCTGGCGAGTCACACCGGGACATTTATCACCGCTTGTGGAACGACCCCAACTGGTCGGCCGCGCTGATCCTTGAGGACGACGCCGAGTTCACAGAACATTTCTACGCAGGATTCAACGAGTTCTTAGAGGAGATCAACAACGACTTCCCCGATTGGCTAGCGCTGTGGCTCGGCGGCTGGAACCGAACTGCGCCGAAGCGTGTCGGAAAACTGGTGAACCTACAGCGTGGGTGCACGCAGATGCACGCTTACGTGGTCAACAGGCACGGTCTTTTGCGTTTGTGGGATCACGTGTGGGTCGAGCAGTTTGCCGTGATTGACCAGTCTACGGCAAGCATGATGGGAATTGACGAGTGCGTTTATTCTCCGATTGAGTGGCACGCGGTTCAGGGCGGATACGGCAGCGATACGTTACGGTGCGTATGAATATTGCGATCTCGTTTTCTCTTGCGGGTGACAATCTCCGCTACTGCGGCGGCATCAACGCAAACGCCAAGGCAATTGCGGAGGTGTACGGGCGAGTGCCGGTCGTTTTGCACCACGACGACAGCGTGCCGCAAGCCTACCTGACTGCGGCCTGTCAACACGGCTGGGAACTTGTGCAGCACGAACGCAACACGAGCGCTGAATATTTGCTGTGGCGTTTCGCGTCTGTTGGAGACCCAAGATACGACGCCGTGCTATGCCGCGACATTGACAGCGTCGTGTGCGAACGGGAAGCCGCAGCGGTATTGCAGTGGATGGCGTCGGATCTAGATATTCACGTTATGCGCGACCACGAGCAGCACCACACCGTACCGGTTGAGGGCGGCATGTGGGGGGCAAAGCGAGGGGCGTTTCCATTCGACTTTCAGCACCTTGTGGCGTGGTGGATAGCAAGGAAGAAACCGTTTCAGTACCGCTCGGATACTTGGTTTCTCCACCGTTTTGTCTGGCCGTACGCGATGACGAAAGCACTTGTCCACGACTCGCTGCGACGCCGTTGGCCGGGCATTCCATTTCCGGGAGATTGGGAGCCGTGCGTAGGGCACTACGCCGACTACACATGAGCGACGAACTTTTTGACCGCGTGGTCGTTATATCGCTGCGCCGCCGGGCCGACAGGCTTGCGGCGTTTCACCAATCGCTTTGCGCCTCTGGCTGGGATATGGCAGAGCCGACCGTGTTCAGCGCCATCGACGGCGGGTCAGGTGTTGTCCCATGCCCAAACTACTGGAAGTCTGGCGGCGGCGCATACGGATGCCAGCAGTCTCACATTCAGGTTTTGCAGCAGGCGCTAATGGACGGAATAAAAAGCCTGCTTGTCTTTGAAGATGACGCCGTTTTTCAGGCTGGATTTGCTGGGTTTTTGCGCCGTTTTGTGGCTGACGTCCCGGCGGATTGGGAGTGCCTCATGCTTGGCGGGCAGCACATGAAGGACGCCGTGAAAGTTGCGGACGGCATCGTGCGATGCACAAACACGCAACGGACGCACGCTTACGCTGTTTATGGCGACGGCATCCGCGACTTGTGCCAACTGTGGCAGAGCAGCAGAAACCACATTGATTGGGACATGGGGCCGTTTTTTGGTCGGCGGCTCCGCACGTATGCGCCCGACCCGTTTGTGGTTGGGCAGAACGCGGGACGCTCCGACATAAACGGCAGGGACAACGGTGCGAAATTTTGGAGGCCGCCAAAAGAGGACTCTCCAATTGTCTGGCTGCGGTGCCCCCGCGAGGTTGCGGAAGCCCTTCGTGACTACGGTTTCCACTACGGTTACGACAGGGACAACGATGGGAATGACCGAGGGCTTAACACAATTTTCCCAAAGCCGGGTAGGTACGCCGGTGGTATTTCAAAGTTCATTACGGATATTCAATGGGAGTGCGCTTCATTTCCAGAAGGCGACGGGGTTTGTACCATCTGGCACCCTCACGCTTCGACAGCGTGCACTCACGGGATTTTGTCTGACGTTGAAGTCATCCAAATTGAAGCGGAAACGACCGACGAAGCCTTGAAGAAATGCCACAAAGCGTTGGGAGAAAAGTTTGTTTTTCTTCGCATCGCCCCCGCTTGACGCCGCCGCTACGTTGAACGGCGAAAGGATCACGCCGGATGCCACGCAAGCAACCACCGCCGAAGGCCGCGAATCCTAACCTCGCTGAGTTGGACTTTGAGGACGAGGAGCCGACCGGCCCCGGCATCCTCGACGACGACGGCAACATGGTGCT